CATATGCAAAAGCAAAGTTTATACCTAGACATCCTGAAAAATGTCTTAATACTAACGGCAAATGTGAAAAACCATTGCCTTTGATGCGTAGTTCATGGGAAATGATCGTCGCAAACTTCTGCGACATTGAAGAAAATGTATTGGAATGGGGATCTGAGGTGATTGAGATCCCATATTATTCTTCACTTGATGGTAAAACACACAAATATATTACAGATTTTGCACTCATTACCAAAAATCGTCAAGGTAATAAAGAAAAGTGGCTTGTTGAAGTAAAACCAGAAGCACAAGTGCCTAAACTAGATGAACTCGGTCATATAAAATTTCCAGAATTGAATAGAAATAAGAAGTTAACTGAATCTAGAATTGAAAGATGGCAGGAAATGTGCAATGTGCTGCGAAAAAACCATGAAAAATGGACTGCTGCAAGAAAATGGGCCAAAGATCATGGCTATATTTTCAAGTTAATAACAGAGAAAGAGTTGTCACTTATGAAATAAATAATCCATAGGAGAATAAAAATGGATTTACAAGCATTAAAAGAAAGTATTAATCAATTAATTACAACAATCAATGAAAAATTCGAGATCAAGAATGTGAAGTCGCCTTGGAAGAAAGACAAAGGCGCTAATATTGACTCGCCGGTATATACAATTAATAAAGAAGACAAGCCTCTCGGTGTTGTTTATGGCTGCTTTAGCCCATTTACTGGTAAGTATGGTCATGCTCGTCTCCTTGAAAAAGGAAAACAAGAAGGCATTGAAGATTTTATTATTGTTTCTCCTAACAAAACACAACCTCTTGACAATGACAGGAATATGTTTACCTTAGATCAGAAGGTAAAGATTGCGGAAGAAGGTTGTAAAGATCTTGGTTATAATATTCTTGGTTCTTTCACTAGTAAGCATCACTTCTTCCTTGATGCTTTGTATGAATTTGCTGAAAAGTATCCTGATAGACGCTTGGTTCTTATTTGCGGACCTGACAGAGCTGAAACATATATGAAGCACTGTATTCCATTTGGTGAAGAATACGAACTTGCTGATGAAAATGATATTGGCAAGTTTGAATTGCTTACTGTTGCTGACAGAGGCGAGAAAGCAGTATCTGGAACAAAGGTTAGAGAAGCCATCAGAAACGGTGATAAGAAATCATTCCTTGACATGACCGGTTATTCTCCTAAGATGTGGACTCTAGTTAATAAGTTTGTCAAAAAGAACGGTGTCCTTGGTGAAAGTGTTGAAGGTTCTGCTGAATTGCTGACTGAAGATACACATTCCCTTCACATTGAAGATTCCTTGCTAAAGGGTAAGGATTATATTAAGAGAATGCTTGACTTCTTCAACCAAGTCGCTGATACATTGACTGGTTCTATTGATAAATCTAAGCCTGAGATTACAGTAAAGATTGACGGTGCTCCCGCAATCACAATGTATAGCAAGTTCCCAGGTTTGAAGGGACCAGGCGTTTCTACAAAGTCCATCTTCAATGCTACTCCCAAAGTATATACTACTGATAAAGAAATTGATGATGACAGTAGAAGTCCAGAATTGAAAGTTAAATTGAAGGCTGCATTGAAACTTGCAAAAGCAAAGATTATTCCTGCTGGCGAGATTTGGCAAGGTGACCTTCTTTTCACAAAGGGTGACATTAAGAAATATACCGATGATAACGGTGAAAAATATATTTACTTCAAGCCTAATACATTAGTCTATGCTTTACCGGTTGGTTCTGATGGTGCAAAGAAAGCTCTTGCATCTGACATCGGTATTGTTTTCCATACACGCTATACCGGTGATTCTATTGATAGCGTAAAACAGTCCAATGACGCTTCTACTGATAAGTTGAACAAGATTCCTGAATGGGCATTTGTAATGGATGCAAGACTCCCGAACCTTTCAGGCGTTCAGACACTTACCGATGAAGAGGCTGCTGAAATTGAAGATTCACTGGAATATTTGAATAACCTTTGTTCTGAAATTGTTAGAGATGGTGATTATGAAACATTGATTAAGAATGAAGACTTTGTCAATTTCTATATCATGACTCTTCAGAATGCTAAGGTTGATAAATCTGAACAGATTGACCCTGAGGCATTTGTTGAAGAACTTCACAACTGGACAACCCTGAAGATGAGTAAAGAATATAAGGGTCTTGAAAAGTTGAAGACAAAGGCCGGTAGAGATAAACGCCGTGCAGCAATTAGCAATAAGTCAGATGATATTCATGACATCATTGAAGACAATGAAGTATTGCTTCATAAGATTGCAGAAGCATTGAATATCGCAACGAAGATTAAGAACACATTTATTGCTAAGCTTAATTCTGTTAATAGATGGGTCAATAAAGTTGAAACGACATTTGGTATGAAAGATACAAATGGCGAAGGCTTCATGGTATCTGATGCTGAAGGTAATTTTGTTAAACTGGTTGACCGTTCTGCATTCTCTTACTTCAATAGAAGTCCTGATGTTATTAAGGGATTTGATGCTAGAAGAGGACAGAATGAAAGTTTCAGTTCTTGGTTAAATTCTAAGGGCATTGATACAAAGTTCAGTTTGAATGAAGCAGTTGATTCTAATAAGATTGCTAACACTACAGTTGGTGCTGGTAAGAATCCTGAATATTTTAGAATTCTTGATAAAGCGATTGGTATAAATGGAAAGATTCCTAATGAACACGAAGCTCAGGAATTATTGAAGAATGGCGTTGAACTAATACCAGCTTACTGGAATGAATCAAAAGGACAAATATCAATTCCAAAGGTTTTTGTAGATGCAGTCATTAAACAGTTATTGAAAAAGAAGCTTGACTGTGAATCTGCAAATGGTTCTTTACGAGTAATATTTAATGATGGCAAGTATATTGATTTACATATTACTGGTAAGAAGATTGAACTTGCTACTGGTAAAGGTGATGTATCTGCAAGTAAGCAGTTCTTAGTTCCTGAAACCCCTGCACAGGAATCTATTACTGCATCAATACTTCAGGCTAAGGCTGACAAAGTAAAGATGGGCGGAACTATTCCTGAATGTGTTGTTAAATTTTTAGGAGAAAAGAAAGTAAAAGGATTGAATGATTTTGCAAAGTGGATTCTTTCTTCTGATCCAACTAAAAATACAGGTCTTTGCAAGTACATTGATTTCCAAGTACCTGATGGAATGGTTGAAGAATTCCAAACTGAACTTGCAAACTTTATGTTCGGTGGTAATCAACCTTGGTTCAAATCATTCAATAAACTTTATGAAAGTAGCATTCTTCAAGAAATTTCATCTGTATTTAAGAATGGTGTTTCAAACTGGACTGCTGCTAAATTCTGTCATTTCTGGAATAGAATTGGCGGAAAAACATTCCGTGGATCTTGGATTGATTCTTACTTGAATGAAGGCCGTTGTGGCGAACCTTCTAAAGATACAGTTGATAAATCTGATATTTTCCTTTGCTTTAACCTTGGTGAAGCACAGAGAGTTGTTACTGATTTGATGAGAACTGAAACTCGTGAAGAATATTTTACTAAGATGAATACTTACATTAATGAAAAATCATTTATTGGTATTTCATTAAAGAAAATTTCTGGTGAAGTAAACCTTTCTGCTGTCAACTTCAAGACTGCTACTACTGCGGTTGGTGATAATATCAATGATGCTAAGAAGATCTGCTTCAAGTTCATTAAACCTGGCGACAAGGGAAATACTTTGAATCTTCAGGCTGCTAAGATAAGGCCCGCAGCAGATCCGAATGCGGTTACATATGAGATTAGAGTTCCGTTCAATGTAAAACATGCACATGATGTTCACATGTCTGATGGAACTGAATTGATTGTTGCTATTCGTTCAAATGGTTCTAGATTTGGCGCTATTACAGTTGAAGGAAAGTTTACCGGTGCCAGTGCTCAGCTTGGTAAGATGGTTGATCCTATCAAGAATAGATTCAATTATAGTCCATCTAATGCACTGAAGTCTAGAATTAAACCTACTGATAGTAAAGAAAAGGTTGCTAGAGGATATAAATCAGTAGCCGATGAATTGCTAAGATTGTTTACGAGTGATGAAGAAACATTCTATAAGATTCTTGCTGATGGTGTTGGATATCCGTTGCAGATTGGTAAAAATAAGAATAATGTTATTATCAATTCCGCACCTTATATTAAAATTTACTAATCTTATTGAACCAAGAAATATTTTAAGAGGAACTTCGGTTCCTCTTTTTTAATTATATTTTGATTATGAATATACATGAAGAATTATGGCGAGCATTTAATGACATTTCTTTTGAAGAAGAGAAACATGTCTATACAGATTCTAAAGGAACAAGTTATCAGTCAGTGACAGGTTGGATTCATCAATTTGCTCCTGAAGTTGATTGGGATGAAAAGTTGAAGAGTTCTGCAGCAAAGCAAAATATATCACCTGAAGAACTGAAGAAGAAATGGGACTATAATGGTGATTATGCTAGAAACTTAGGAACACAGATACATTCAGTATTGGAAAATTTGTTTTATAAAAAAGACTATAAATTTGATAAACGTCTTTTAGAAAAGTTTCCTGAGATGGAGGAAGACTTTAACGACCGTAAACAGAAAGCAAAAGATTTGTTTAGAAAACTGAAACGAATTTATGCACCAGTAGCAAATGAATTCATTGTTTATGATCAGGAAAATGGTATCTGTGGGACAATAGACTTCCTTGCTTATAACATGAAGACTGGTAAGTATGCTATCATTGACTGGAAAACATCTAAGGAATTTTCTACTAGA